GTTTGTGGTGGACTTCCAAGTATTTGGAAATTAATTCACATGTTTTTATCATTACCAGTTTAGTATAGAAAGTATTACCTCAGAGGTGCAAAAAGGATGACAGAAGCAGTTTCCGGCATGAACGGCTCTCTTTGGGTATGCGCCACCGTGAACGGCACATACGTGAAGCTCGGAGAACTATCAGATCTCCGGCTGAGGATCGATGGTAGAGAAATAGATACGTCGAATGTCGATGATGAGGGATGGGGCAGTTCTATCTCGGGCGCAAGATCGGCAGAGGTCACAGCGACTAATAACCTGATCCTGACCGACGCGGGCTATGCGATCATCATAGCAGCTATCATAGATGGCAGCACCATCTACGCCAAGATCCTGCAGAGCGGCACACCGACAGCAACCCCGGTTGGCTGGTCAATGGCTTGCGGGGTGAACAGTGGGAATCTAACCTTGGCAGGCACCGCCACCCAACAGAAGGCCGACTGGACTATCAAGAATCGCGGCGCTCTGGCTGCAATAAAATAGAGGAGGTCTAATGACTAGTGCGGTGAGCGGCTTTTCCGCCGCTCTATACAAGGACGATCCAACTAAAGCATCGGTGACCTTTACTGATCTAGCGATGGCTGATTCCGGCGACCACCTGACCTATCAGGCCGCTAAAGGTAGCCGCTACTGGGACGAGAACGAGACTCTTGTCATAGAATCGGATGGGTCCGAAGTGACCTCGGGATTCACCGTGAACTATCTCCGCGGCTCCGTGACGTTCGAAACTTCCATGAGCGGCCACACTATCACCGCGACCGGAAAGCGCCGGAGCGAAACCAACTTCGTGAAGATCCTGCTGGTCTACGACGGCAAGCTGAAGATCGATGGCCGGGAGATCGATACCACAAGCATCGACGACTCTGGCTGGGGCAATTCGATATCTGGCCGGAGATCATGGGAGATATCGGCAGGCGCCTTCTATTACACCGGAGAGGCCGATCTCCCTGATGTAGCCGACCGGCTCATCTGGAAGATATACAGTATCTACACTACCTCTAAAAGTTTCGTCGGCGAGGGCACGCTCCTATCACTGGATCGCATTGTGGCCAATCCAGACAAAGCCCAGGAACGGGCCATAACCATAAAAGGAAACGGGGAGATCTATCCCGAAACATGAATATGGGCTGGGCGATGATGTGGTTATGCGAAGGACTGCTGAGCCCTCCCTCCTAGGAAGGATTTGATATGTCAAACGAAGATGCAGGAAAGAGCTTTATCACGCTCGATATGGATGAGACGAGAGAACTAAGATGGAACTTCCGGGCCCTCCAGAAGTTCGAAAGCCGGGCCAAAGATATCCTGAAGAGGCACGAGATCTTCAAGCCGGGCATGGCTGTCCATGCTGGATACATTCTCAGCAACTTCCTCAAGATAGCTGACATTCTGGAAGCTGCTGTTGCCGCGGCCTGTGGTATTGACGGCCTCGGGAAGAAAGATGAGCCCAGCGAGGCGGCTATCGCCATCCAGGGCTATCTCGACAGAGGAGGCGACCTGGAGACTCTGGTAAGGGAAGTCTACCACTCGTATCTGGTTGTGAATGACCCTTCTTCGATTGCGGTCTGGCAAGAGAACATTGCCAGAGAGGAAGAGACTATCAGGATCAACAAGGAGAAGGCCGAGGCGAAACTAGAGGTAGCCAGGCTGGAGCTTGCGGACGATCTGAAGAAGATAGCGACATTCCAGAAACTTTCTGGCAGCGAGCCACAAGGATAGGGCTGGTTGAGCTGGGGCTCTCGACCGACATATTTCTCAGCCTCACGGCCAATGAGCTTAACGCTCTGGTCGAGCACAAGCGGAATGAGGACGCACGGCAGGAGAGGTTGGCAGCGTTCGCCGGTTATTCCGCTGCCACCGGGGTAGCCAAGTGGTTTAACGAGGGCCTGCCGCCGTTCCGGGAGTTCTATGTCGTTCCTGGAGCGCAGCCGAAGGACCGACAGCCCTCCCTAGACGACCACATCCAGATGATGAAGGACGTAGGCGAGGGCGGGCCGCCTTAGTCTACCAACCAGACCAGGCTAATTATAGTGCCTGATCCTATGCAGATATCGAAGGGATATTCCCGGTCGATGTCATGTACCTCGCTTGAATATATTCCACTCATGCGGGAACAGTTTAGGCAGATCAGGCCGTCTTTTATGTCGGTGATTATTCCCTCATAGCTGAAAGACATGCTGGTCATAACACCGCTCACGCGCACATAATCGCCTGGCACCGGGGATCTTGCTTGTGCGGCCCCCACCAAGAAGCCAACCACCAATAGGAATGCTATCACTTTTTTCATGATCGCCATTTTCGAACTCAAACTAAATAAATCTGAGGTTCAATGACTGAGGTAGGCCGAGCAACCGTAATCATAGATGCTGACGACTCCAGGCTCCAGGCCGGGCTCGCCAAAGCAAAACAAGATGCATCCGCAGGCGTAGCCGGGATCGAGCAGAACCTACGCGGCCAGCTCTCAGGCGGCATATCCGGGGCTCTTTCAGGCAAGAACTGGAAGCAAGCCGGGATGACCATAGGAGCCGATCTGGTTCAGGGAGTCACCGCGCCTCTGGGGGCTCTCGGGAACATCGCGGGCAGCACTGCTCTGGCTATGGGGCCGGTCGGTATCGCAGCAGTGGCCGGAGTAGCCGCAGCTGGAGCCCTGGGCGTGGCCTCGTCCCGTGCCGCGATGGAATGGGAAGCTGGCATGGCCCAGATCAGCAAGACCACCGGGATCGAGAAGGGCACGGAGGCATTCAATGAGCTGGACGCGAGCCTCACAAACCTCTATTCCCGGATGCCGACAACAGTTGCCGAGATCCAGAGCGTTGCCGCGGCAGCCGGTTCTCTGGGCATCGAGAAAGCTTCGATCGCGGGTTTCACCGAAGTGGCCCTCCAGATGGGCTCGGCCTTCGACATGCCTGCAGAAGAAGCGGCCACGGCCATAGGCAAGATCAAGGGCCAGCTCAAGAGCCTGCCGGAGGGGGTCCAGGATTCTTCAGAGTTCGCGAGGCAGTTCGGTTCTGCGGTGGACTATGTGGGCAACAATTTCAATGCCACAGAGAAGGACGTCCTCGACTTCTCGACCAGAGTCGCGGGCTCAATGTCCTCCCTCGGTGCCGGTGCCTACGAAGTGGCTGGCTGGGGCGGGATGCTCAGCTCCGTGTTCCCGTCAGCAGAGCGAGCTGCAGGAAGCTTCGACGCTCTCCTGAACCAGCTCACCACTAACGAAAAGTCTCAGGCCGAAGCTGCCTCTCTCCTTGGGGTGTCCACAGAGGAGTTCATGCAGGCCATGAGCACCGATCCCTCGGACACCATCCTGAGGATCGGGTCGGCCCTGGAGAGCCTGCCAGCCGACAAGCTCCTCTCGACTGCCAAAACCCTGGGCGGCTCTTACGGCATGGACGCCCTGACCAAGATGATAGGCCACACCGACGAATGGCGGCAGTCCATCGAGGACACGGTAGAGGCGGGCAAGAAAGGAGAGTCTATAGGGGAATCTTTTGAGGCCGGCGCGGACAACATGAAGGCCTCGCTCCAGGTCCTCAAAAACTCATTCAACGCCATCCTGAAGGACATAGGAGGCCCCATAAACGCGGCCATCTCGCCCATTATAACCTCCATGGCCGGATCGCTCAATGCTGTCCGACAGATAGGCGAGAACCTGTGGGAGCCCATGACAGCGGGTTTAGCCCCACTCATCACCGGAATCACACAAGTCACGGGCATGATCGGCACTATGGGCGGCATGAACTTGAGCGTCCTTGTGTCTAGCACCAGCGCCCTCAACACTGCCTTCCGGACCGGGAAAGCCTACGTTGAAGCCTTCAAGGAAGAGATCATCAAGACCGTTACCAGCTCTTCTCAGTTCCAGGCCCTGACCGGCGCACTCGATAGCATCAAGAACAAGCTGTCTGAGGTCGGTGCCTTCTGGGGCGACATTTTTGGAGATATCATTGATGGCCTAGCGAATGCCATCCCCACGGCAGTGTCCGGGGCGGTGAGCGCTCTTGGATCGCTTGCCAGCCAGGGGCTCAACAAGATCGGGCTAGGCGGGGTGGCCGAAGGCGCGTCCTCTCTTCTGGGCGATTTGGCGGGCTTCTGGGATCGCGTTTCCACGAACGCCAAAGAAAAGCTCGGGATAGCGACCGAAGAGGGCATGGGAGAAGGCGCGGCAAACGCCGAAGACAGTATAGCCGCATCAGTCGAGCGGGCGGTGTCTGCTGGTGCTAGCAGCGGATTCTCTAAGCAGATGGCCGAGATGGACACTGCTTTCAAGAATCTGACCTCATCGGGCGTCTCAAAAGATATAGCTGGTTGGAGGAGCTATGGCGGCGCCACCAGTGATTTGGCTGCTCTAGCAGCTATCAACGCCCAATCGAGTAACACCAAAGGATACGGAGGGCTATGGGGGCGTGGGTCCGGCAGTCTGTATGCCGTAGACGAAGGAGTCCAGGTCCGCCTGGACTACCATGCAGACAAAAATACCACGCAAAACGTTCTGTACCTGAATGGTCAGAAGATGGCTGAAGGCAGTTGGTACGGCTCACAAGAAGAGGCCCTCCAAGACCTTTTCCGCCAGGCAGGTTATCCTCTCTCCGAAGCTACAAGTTTGACTTTGCAAGGCAGAGGCGGCGACCTGGCAAAGTTGCAGATGGACCAGGGCGTCGAGGTTCGGGGAATATTCACAAACGTAGCCGGGGCCATCGAGTCGGAGATAGAGAGCACTGGAAATATGATCAACCAGTCGATTCAAGACAACTGGTTTGATCCCGAATCGTTGAAGTCCGCGGCATCACGATTGAAAAATCTGCGCCTTTTCGATCCAACTGAATTTGCGCAGCAAGGAGGAGAGAATGCTCTAGCTTATGTCAATGCTCTGAATGACAAGCTGGAGTCATTGGAGGCGGCCAGGATTCGGTTAGAAGCCGATCCAGACGACGCACAAGCGCGGGCCGAAGTTCAAAGCTTGATCGGAGATCTTCAGCTATTTGCTGAGCAGAACCCGCTGATAGTCACAATCGATGGAGACGACAGTCTCTTGATGTCGAAAGTGATCAACGCCTACGTGAAAGGCGAAGATCTGTCCAAGCTAGGCATATCAAACGTAAAACGGTTCTTTTCTGCTAGTTACGAAGAAGAAGTTAGCCAACTTCAGCAATATTTACAAAAAGGACTTGCCCCCACACCCGGAAGTGACCTTTATTCATATTATTATGATAAATACAAGGCACTGGTAGATAATTATGATAGCCTAAGTGACCGAGACAAGCAGTACACTTGGGACCTGGGCACCGCTCTCCATGAGGGCGGGGCATATTGGGAAGAGTTCGGTATCCGGGCCGGGGTGACTCTTGATGGCATCAACAGCAAAACGAAAGGCACGACGGTAGGATTTGATCAGCTCAAAAGTGCCATGGAGGATTGCACCGAGACTATGTCAGAGTTCGGCCTCTGGCAGGAGCAGAATGCAGAGACGCTTTTCCAGGGGTCGTACATCGGAGCCGGAGGCGAGCAGTATCTCGACTGGAAGCTCAGCCAGATCCAGGGCATAGCAGCCACTCAGAAGGCTATGGCTTCGGTCGGGGGTGCCGTCTTGGGGAAGGACTATACGGATTTCCAGTTGAGCCCGAGCCTCGACACTTCAGCCGCTGAAAGCCAGTGGTCGAGCTTCCAGGCAAAGCTGACCGAGGAGCAGAAGATCCCCCTGTCGGTCGATGACTCCCAGGCCATGAGCGCAATCGCTGCCATCGATGCGGCTGCCAGTGCTCCCGTCACCAAGCCAGTTTACGTGCAACAGATCGGCGGGTACGGTGGTGGAGGAGGAAGTACCATCGGCCCGACATCTGGATGGGCCGGGCCTGGGAAGGGCGCAATATCGTCCCCATCGAATTATCAGTTACCACCCATTTTCCAGTCCTTCGCCAACGAGGGTTACATAGCATCTCCCACCCTGGCTATTGTCGGCGACCGACCTGGTGGTGAGTATGTCGTAGGGGCTGCCAGGTTTGAGGCGGCTATTGAGCGATTTGGCGGCGGGAGCGGCCAGGTGGTAATCAACGCGCCAGTGACGATTCAAGGGAACGTGTACGGCATATCCGATCTAGATGCCTACATGGACGAGAGAGACAGGCAACTTGAAGCTAAACTTTCGAATGCGAGGAAAAGATGAGCTGGGATAATATTGAGATACGGGTCACAAATCCAGGCCAGACGGCTTTTGTGATCGAGGCGGACTCTTGGAAACTAAAAAAGTTCAAGGACCCTAGGAGGCCGCGAGAGTTCGATGTCGACATGAGCCGGTCGGTGCCGGTGAAACAGTTCGGCCTCATCGAAGTGCTGGAGGGCTCTGATGTAATATTTAGGGGAATTGCTGAGAAGTACAAGGTCAGCAAGACCCAGAAGACCATCCAGGCGAAGGGCGTGGAGTGGCTTCTATTCCATCGCTACACACCGATGTTCAATTATTGCTTTACCGACCTGACCATGCTGGGGATATTTAGAGACTCCCGGGACTCGATGTACGGTATACCCGGCCTGCTCCGGGTGGCTAACAGCTATTGCCCGACCGCAACGCCCTATGAGATGTACGATGCCGCCAAGAACATCGTAAAGCTCATAGGTGCTGGATCGGCCAGCCGGATAGGGGCGGCAGATATCTCGATGCTCACGGAAGAGCTTGAGCAGCCGCTCATAAGGCGCGCTGCCCTGGCCGACCTCCAGACCTATGACCAGTCGGTATATCAGGATGCCACGGACCTCTACGTCCGGTATGATGGCTCTTCCGGCGGTGGGGCGTTCGCCAACTGGTTCTGGTACTTGAATGGCGGCCTGATGGCTGAGAACGCATTCGATACCATGATTCGACTTGGCCAGCATGATGGGGAAAGTACCATCCTCACCGGCGGCCTGATGGTGGACTACAACCAGATAGGTGATCTCCTGTGCAACCTGGCAGAGTCTCACGGCTATTACATCCGGTGGAGAGACGGGGCGACCTATACCTATCTGGATGTCCGCTCGGAGCCTGGCGATGGCGCTGCAAGTGGATTGTACGAACTCACTGAAGACGACATAGACCTCCTGGAGAAGTCGGTGCCTCAGCAGGCCAGAATTCACTCGCTGACCGGAATGGGCGATGCCTGCCAGCAGTACCACACTGCTGGGGGGGATCTGACCTACAAGGGACTTTGGGTGGCGGATGTGTATGATTTTGAGAATGGCTTCAGGGATGCAAATGGGACGCTAATCCCCTACACAGATGATGAGTTCTCCAGGCGCCAGGCTGATTACAAGTACCGGATCAAGACGCCGCGACGCTTGCTCATGCTGCCGGGCGACTATATCAAGATAAATGTGGACTATGAACCCGTCGAGATC